CACTTCCCTTTCCTTCTCCCTTTGTGACAAATTATTTGCATTCATCTCAGCAATCTGCATCGTGTACTTGAATTCTTCAGCCATCAAATCCTTCTTCAGGACAGCCTCATTCTTCATCTTTTCGATTTCGAATGCAACCTCAGCCTGTTTGATTTGCATGGCTTTCTGAGTCTCCATTTGCAATTTTTGAATAGCAAGTTGAGACGACATCTCCTGAGATTTCAATTGCTGCTGTGCTTGCATCGCTTGCTGCTGCATTGCCATCTTCTCTTCACGCTCAGCCTTCTTGGTGCGCTTCATCTTGAGAAGTTGATTGGCAAGTTTGATATTCTTAATCTCACGGATATCAATTGCATCCTCAAGATTGATATCACCCTTCTGAAGTGCAATCGAGATATTAGCCTCCAACTGCTGCTTCTGTTCTTCGTCGGGAGATACTTCAATGAAAATACCAAAGTCGTACACGTACAAATCCTTGATTTCATTCAGGATGCTGACATTATATTTGCCGATTTTGTTTGCAAAGTCATCCTTGAAATCTGCATACTCAAGAATATCTGCAATCCTGTATGTCATAGCCTCGCTGATTGTCTTGTATATGTACAGACCACCTTCGAGGATGTGTCTCGTTGCTGTATTTGAGTTCAATGCTGCCAACTTCTGAACACCAACCAATGCGTTCGGGTCAGGGTCGGAACCATCACGTGCCTCGTTGAGACCCGTTACTGAACGAATCATATCAAGGTAGTGGTTGTAGTTGTATATCAACATTTGTGCTTTTGCCGCTCCTGAGTTTGAAGACAACTCTTGGATTGGAACTCTTGCATTATTGAAGTCTCCTTCCTGAGTGAAAGACCTACCGATGACACTACCCGTTTGGAAGTACAACCTCAACGCATCCTCGGGGTTGTATGCGTTGCCTGTACCCAAGTCAACCTCATTCAGACCATCTGCATCGATGAACACACCATCAGGCACGACACGTGCAATCACTTGTTGCAGTTTCAGGTGTGTAATCTGAATCAAGTCGGCAAACGGAATCATCCTGCGTACCAATGACTCAATGACTCCCTTGTACATACGAGGAGCACAAGCCACATAGTTCGGGATTGCGTGTTGAGATGCAGATTTTGGACGAACCATGTTCTCAGCCATCTGCCACTTCAACAGGATGTTGGTACCCATTACCATGATACCTTCATACCAAACATCGATTGTCTTCTCAATTTTTTCGAACTTGCCCTCGTCCATCATTTCCAATGGTGGATTGAAGGTATCATCCTTCTCAATCATCCTGCTTCCACCACTCTCGAGCAATTTCTTTTTGTATACAATCTTCTTGGTTGTCTTGTAGTTGAAGTACAACAACGTGCAAGTATCCCTGTAGAAGATGCTATTCTCATAGAACTGAGCCACGTTGTAGTAGTCGTACCAACTTTGGCTGTACTTTGAGATTTCCTCCAAGTCCTCACGTGTCAACGATTGGTCTATCTTCATCAATTCGGTAATCGGAACCGTCTTGATTTCACCCCAATAGAAACAATCCCTGAAGTATGGGTCTTCAGTATAACTGTAAACCACATTTGCAGGGTCTACATATTGAATCTCAACACCCGCACCGGGCAGGAACTCATGCTTTGCAACACCAATGCCCAACACCGTCAGGTCGTAATCACAACGCTTCCTGACATATTGGTAGTTATTCTCTTCAAGAATAGTATTGATGGCTTCCTCCTCTGCAATCTCAATTGCGGGTTTGTAGTTGAGTTGCATATACAATGACAACTCTTCATCATCCGCAGGAAGTTGCTCGGGGTCCATTACAAATGGGTCGACGCCTGTTTTTTTCTGAAGGTTTTCAAGAAAGTCCTTGGCAACCATCTGCCCCTCAATCATGTCCTGATACTTTGTCCTTTTTGCTTGGGACATAGCATCCTGAGCGTAAGCCTTTACTTTGAAAAGTCTGTCGCCCATTCCATTCACTACAATGTCAACAAACTTGGGTATAATTGGAACAGGTGTCCAATCCAAGTTCATGTATGACAAATCACCATCAATGGCTAACTCGTTTTTATATTTTTGAACAGATTGCTCTCCACGTGCATAAAGTCTAAGTCTATGGAAATCCCTCCATTGACTATAAAACCTACATTGGTTCCCATCTTTCCTGAACCATTCGTATTGAATGGCTTGTCCAACCTGAAGTCCAAACTGCTCTGACTCTTTTTCTTTGTCTGTTACAAACTGACTTGGAAATGCAGTGGATGATATGTTAATCTTAACATCTTTCATCTATTCATTTGGCTTGTCTTGCCCGAGTTATTGTATGTAGCAAAGTTAATGCTTATTTTTTTTGATTGTGTTCTTTCAGGTTGATACAGATGTTTTTGTGTTGCCATGATTGCAAGACCTGAACTGATTGTGGCATCATGGAATGTTCTGTTAGAAATATCAAATTTTGCCCAATCTTCAAGTGTTCTCGTGAATGGCATCGTCCCAATAACATCAGAATTCCTATATCTTCCCTCTAAATCGAACCCAATATGTTTTTCAATATACGATTCAATCGCAGCAGCGTGTGCTTGCTTGACATCCTCCGAAGTGTTGGGTATACCACCAAGTTCCAACTCTGTTTTAGACAATTTTGAATAGTGTTTATCGGGTCTGTTCATACAGAAACCCCTATATCCTCTATTCTTGAAGTGGTACAATAACCTCGGTTTATTATTTTCGATTAGAATCGGCATACCGTAAAATACGCAAGCCATCAATACTTCTTCAAAAAATATTTCAGCAGTCTGCGGTCTTGCTATATACTCGAGGAAAAATTGGTTCACAGGACCTTCATCCATATGGAATCCTGTAAGACCATGGAGGGCACCATTAGAGCCACGACCTACAACAACACCCGATATGTCATATGAGTCGCATCCGAACGCACCCATGTGCTCATTTGCAGGATATTTTATGCCATTCCTCTCGACAAACCTGTTCTGCAAGTTTTTGTTGGGGGTCCATGATACAAGGAACCTACCACGTTGGTCAGGATTGAATATTACGGATGTATCCTTTATCCCATCTTTCCAACTGAATGAACCCCTTGTGACAATGTGTTTCTCAATCCTCGAATCATTGTAGTCTATCTGCTGATATATCTTGGTGAGATTGAACAAAGACGATTTGCTTTCGTCCCTGAATGCATGGCTCTCTGTCCTTGGGAACTGCCTGTAGTATTCGTTCAGAGCATCAGGGTCACCCTTCAAAGAGTCAACCTCAGCCTCCCAATAATCTATAGCACCATTCGTAATCTTCCCACCATCAACACCCTTCAATGGCTTGCTTGGCTTACGCAGGACAGGCATACCATATTGGTCGATGAATCCTTCCATGTTCCACTCCATGGGAATGAACAAGGAGTACATACCGCTCTTTGTTTGACCGTTGGCATTCCTTTTAGTTGCATCTGAGTCCTCGTATAAACTCTTGAAGTTCGACCCACCCTTGGACAATGCATTGGATGTTGAACCCATCAAACACTTGCCAATTATCTTTGACCCCAACCTAAGACAGGTCTTTGTAACACGCCAATTGTTCAGGATGTTGTTTGGTTTTATCCATTTGCCACTCTCGTCGTGTGCAAGCAACAACAACTTCTCACCGTCATAGGAGTTGTCTTCTGTATTCTTCCAATCTATCGTGGTATCAAGACCATCAATCATTTGATTGTCGGCATCGAACATATTCTTCTTCGTAATCTTCGATGCAGGTACACGATATGCCAACTCTGTCTTTGGCTTATCCATACCGTCCTGAATCGGTCTGAAAAAGAATGGAAGGTTTGAACTGATTGGTACTACCTTATCCGTGAACATCTTTTTTGCATCCGCACCCGTTTTGGATAGAATGCCTACACGTGAATCTCGAGCCAACGTTGCCATATTCACACACTCAGATGCTGACATGAATGAGAATCCTGAACGACGAATCTTCAGGTATATCATACCAAAGCATCTCGGGTCAGCCTTGCAAGCCTCCCAAAAAATAAAGAATATCCTGTTTGCTTCCCTGAAGTCAGCATATCCAACGTCAATCTTAGACCATTGGAGATACATATAGTGGGAGCCTGTTATGTAGGTTGGCTCACCATTGTTCATGAACCACAAGCCATTCTCGCGCCTATCGAACTCCCTTTCAATATAATCAATCCACTTGCTCTTGAACTCCTTTGGCATTTCATTCCATTGGAATATGGATTGTATGTTAGCCAACGGTTTAGGCAGTTCTTCACGCCTCCAATATTGCTCGGATGGTGATGAGTGTGCTCGAACACACTCTGATTCATTGTATGCAGGAAGAGCAATGTTTATTCCTTCAATATGAATAACATCCCCAATCATACCCGTTTTGGATATGATTACCATGTCGAATTCATCATCATAACCGTATTCCCAACTCTTGCTCCTATTCCTTGATTGGAGTGTCGACTTGGGTATGCCGTTGCTGATTATCTTATATAGGTTACTTGGACCTTCTCTCAGCGAATCCTTGTTTGCTGTCGACCCTCTCTTGTCCTTTTTCATTTTCCTCCAATGATGCCTTTTCAGATTCTATTCTATTTAAGATATCAAAAGCGTCAAATATTGCCAACTTTTTGGTGGCTGCTGCATTTTTCAGTCTGTCTGCCGCCAACTCATCATCTCCATCAGGCTTGATGATGTCTTCTTTGGCTACACGTATCAATTCCTGAACTGCCTTATACCCCGCCTTGATTATATTTAATTTGATTTCCTTGGCATCCATACACTATCTATGCTTTAAGAATAACACTTGAATTAACCTCGAGTCACTGCCCTCACCAAAGTTCTCCAAAACAGCACGAGAATGCGGTACACGGGACGAAAATACAACCGCCCTGTTGTACTTCATGTGAACGGTGCACATCGGATTATGACTTTCGTCATATATTATGGTGCCCTCGTTATCAGGATGGAACTTGTTGAGGTATAGTATCGCTGTGATATCACCCATCATTTCATCCGTATGGATAAAGTTAGGCTCAATCTGCATGAACGGTGACTGCCTTACAAAGTTGTACGCAGTATCAAACTTCATGGACAGTTTTATGTTGAAGTAATTCTTGACAAAGTTCTCGAACTCGTCATCATTCCTCGGCTGAATACCCTTGAACGTATTGACACTGTCATTGTAATCAACGAAGTCTTTGGACAAAATATCATCGACATAACTGTCGGGATTCTTGATTACATTATCAATCGTGATTATTATCATATCTTGACAGTAATGTGGTGGTCGAACATCCTGTATAACTTCTCACCGTCTACGTTGAACTCGTACTCACTATCAGGAGCAAAGCAAACTACATCTCCCGGCATGACACCCATATCCATGAGTTTTTTGTTCGGATATCTCATAACCCCCATCAGTGGTTCTTCCGATACAGGTTTGTCTATGTAGTATTTCAATGGTGGGATAGGCTTGACAAAACAGTATCTGTCATAAGCGTGCCACTCACCTTCATGCTTATACATGAAGAATTGGTCAGGCTCAATCAAGAATATATCCTCCTTGAAAAAACTTTTACCACTCTTCCTGTTTCCCTTGATATCGTTGTAAAACTTGAAAGTGTTATGGTGAACAAGCAATGTATCACCAACACTGATTGGTCCTTCATAGCCTAAAGGCAGTTCAAGAACCTCAGCATATCTGTTTGAGAACCTGTGGTCCTCTTCAGATGAATTGACGATAAGTTCAATACCGCCTATGTTTTTTGTATTACTATACCTACTACCACTCACAGGTCGAGTGATGAAGTAATGTGGAGACCTCATCAAATGTTGATGTTGTACTCTATCGCTATAGGTACTGTATTGTTGAACTCCTTCCATAAGACTACTTCCTGCTTATCATTTATGATGTATATCTTGATGGAGTTTTTTTCAGGGTCATTCTTAATGAGATGAATCTCTTGGGTGTCATTTAATACACGCTGACCCACGATGTAATGCATGGCTCCCGACTTGTAATCAGGACCAACGGCTATTTTCCTGATATCGACCATGGCTTAGTTGATTTGCCAAATTTCAACGGACGAAGATGGCACATTGCTCCACAGTATAGGAACAGTAACCGCATACAATCCACCCGACTGAGAACCGATACTCGAAAGGAACATCTCAAAGGTCACAGTAGAACCAATAGATGATTGTACAAAGAAGCACTTCTCAAATGGTGTGGCAAGATTGAACGTATCCAATTCAATCAATGCTACATTATCGTTTTGATTTCCGTTAATCAATGACCTGAAGTAAATATTCCCATTGCCCGGAGTGGCTGTCGTCTTCATATCGAAGTTCCCGAAGAACTTCACGTAAAATGCACCTTCCTGATTGAACGTAATCGTACCTGTGGCACTCACATCCACAATCCCCCCTGTCTGTGCAGGTCCGAACTTGATTTGATATGGGGTGTCAAGAACAGAAAGACCTTGGTTGGCAGTCTCCTCTGCATAAAGTCGAAGTGTAGCCTGATTCAAAGAATTTATCGTTGTAGCAAGGTCTTTTACAGGATAATTCTTAGTCATGCTCATATCCTCGGCATCAGTACCGATGACCATGTCATTTACTGTTACGTTGCTATCAATTGGATATGTGCTAATCTTTGCCATCTCTATTCTTGTTTATCTCGCCTGTATGTACGTTTATGGTACAATCACCATACTTGGCAGTCATTTCTTTTGTTTTCATCGCCCACTCGTCGGAGATGAACTCAAGTTGCTTCAGAAGTTTGTGCTTTTGGAACTCAATATCACCAATATGCTGATTGATTTTAGTGAATTCACTGTGCAAATCACGGATTGCCTTGAAATCTTCCTCTGCTATGTATTCTGCCATTGTATTGGATTGGATTGTATAGGGCAAATATAATTATTTTCCAATAACTATCTCCCTTTGGTAACGCAACCCAACACCAAGTCTTGAATATGTAACGTTGAACACGTTCCTCTTGTTCCTGTAGCCTACTGAAACATCTATACCCGTGAGACTTCCACCTGCACCAAGCACAATCGCATGATTGTTCTCATGTATTATTGCAGTCCTCCTCCTGTTTTGGAAGATTACCTCCCTATTTTCTATCCTGTTCTTGAATATCGTCTCATTCAGGACTATCAATGCACTGCTGTCGTTCTTGACCGTGTCAATATATTGCACACGTGCGAAATAATCACGCAGTATCCGTGCAGTATCTACAGGCTTGAGTATGTATGTGGTGTCTCCCGGTGTCCAAATCGTATCATAAATCGGTATCGTGTCATGAATATGGACAGCATACGGGACAGGCTTATCCTTGTACACAGTATAGGGTATGGAATCACCCTTTATATACTTGTGTATATATTTTGTAAAGGGGTTGACGATTAAATCGCAACCCCTTACAAGTAAAGAAACTACAATGACAACTAATAATGCTGCTGCTGCTATACGCTCATATTTCATTTTGTCAATGATTGGAGCATCTCAATCAATTTTGGATGAGGATATACGTCAGACTTATCTTTTCTGACAGAGTTGTGAGTGTATACACCGGGGACAGCAGTAAGTGCCCTGTGTGTGACTCCCCAAATGTCTTCGTTATAGTCCAATGGTATACCATGCTTCTTGTTAAGTTCAATCAACAAATCCTTCAAGGAACTAATCTGTTCTTCGGTGTAGTTGTGCCAATATTGGTACCCCTTGAACGGCTTGCTCAATTTGATTACCTCGTCTTTGCCCAACTCTTTGCCTACATAGTTGTAGTATTTTGCTTTGCTTCCCGTGCCCTTTACAGTAACAGGACCCCAATTGCAAATCTCGATTCCGATTGAAAGTTGGTCCAAGTTGAAATACCTGAGTTTTTGAGCATTGAAATGCTTTTCGCTCAGTCCCAAATGGTATGCCCACTTGTTTGAATCAAAGCCTTGAACGATAGTTCCGTCAGCAGAGATAGCCACGAACGTTGCAACCCTCTCGGAATTGCTTGCCCACCAATTGAAAACATTCTGACCGCTCGGACCACCTGCCGTATGATGCAAGTAGATTTGTTTCTTAGAGGTGATTTTATTTACATAGTGCTTCGCACTGAATGGTATATTAACAATCTTCATCGCCCTTGTCTATTATATGGTTTGACGTAATTCGTGCTGCTCTTGTTGCTGCTCGTTTTCTTCTTGGCGTGAACACCACGACGCTTCACTCTTGAAGCCTTGATAAATGTATTACTGATTGCCATCTTTCTTTACCTTATGCTTTCTGAAAAGCCTCCAATGGAAGATAGATGTCCATGTAAAAATAGCACCCAATCCTGCATTCAACAGAACAACATGGAACGGTGGTTGCCAACTGACAAGGACTCCCAACAAAGAACCGACTACCATGGAAGCAAGTCCGAACTTCAATGACCAATGCTGAAGGAACTTCCACTTATACACCAACGAGTTCTCATTGCCGTAAATAAGCAGGAAGAATACAGTCCCCGAAGCCGTCATGATAACGTTGGAGATGATGTTAATTGCTAACAGCGTCTTCTCCATCTTTATCTGTTTTGATTTTGCTGAGGTATTTATCAGCGAGAAACTCGACAATCTTCAATCCGCTGAATCCAATTATGAATGCAAATCCATATTGGACTGATGCAGTGTCAACACCTGTCAGGTCGATGACCATGGGAGTCAAGTAGTTTGCAGACATCGTGCCGCCAAAAACGGAAATAATCTGCTCACGCAGACTCTTCCCTTTTTGCTTTCCGACTAACAGCAACGAACCCAACAGCCCACTAACTGTCAAACCTATGTTGATGCCTATATTGAGGAAAAATTCTTTCATCAGTACAAAAGCAAAAATTTCTTCATCGTGGTTCCCAAATCGAGGACCTTGATTACATTGACAGGAAGCGTAGCATTGGATGCTACTGTGAACATAGGACGCTCAGAGTATTTAGGAACAACATCAAGAGTCTCTACCGTGAAGTCTTTTGCGGTACCTGCTATATTATAGATAGTCGCACCAACACTGTTGTTTCTCTTGTAAACACGGAATTCAGTACCGATGGTGGTGAAGATGTCCTTGTCAAGCAAAAGAGTATCGTCATCCTGACGCTTCAGCACCTGAGCAACCGCCCAATCATAATCGGATGCCACGATATCACCCGGCTCAAAGTTGATTGTACTCGGGAAAGAGCCTGTAGACTTGAGTTGGAATGGAATCAATGCTGTAGTAAGTCCCGAAACTACAAATCCACCTGTGTATGGAAGATTATAGTCATCAGATGCATACCAATACATCGCCTTGCCAAAGTTCTGATTCATTTGTTTTCTTGTTTATTGCCATAAGGGAAGGCACGGTTCAAAGCATCACGCCTCTTAGAACAGCCACAACCACCACCTGTAGCCTTGGACACGGTATCAACTACCTTCTTTATGCCCGTAGCAGTAGTAATCTTTTCGATTGTGTCACCAAGACCTTTGCTCTGCTCAACCATATTACTTGGAGATAAGTTCGCTCAAACGCTTACCTACGGTTCCATTGATGATACATGGGTCGTTCAACCCACGGCAAGAAGATTTTGCAGACAAAGCCTTCTTGTTGCCCATCATGGACTTCATGCTTTTTTCGGGACGAGCAATCATGCTGCTCAATGCACCGCTTATACCATTGACCTTCATACCACAAATCTAATTATTTCTTTTTTTTCATGCGACCTTTAGCCGCCATTTGTTGGAATTTTTCCTTGCCGTACTTCTCACGACCAATTGAAGCAGCAATAGCATTGGCTCTCTCTTTACCGATACCTTGCTTTTTGGCAATACCGCTGCTCAACTTCTCGAATTTGCTCATCTTAGGCATAGTCTGTACTGTTTAGTGTAAAAAACAATGGGAGTGTGTTCGAACACACTCCCATTTTTGGTTATCGTTTGGTTACGTTTTTAACCCTTGCACCCATGCCAACACGGCTCTTTTCAGCCTTCTTGGCGGCAAGTTTTGAACTGCTCATCTCTGATTTCGTAACGGGTGTGCTCGAAGATACCCTCTTGGTAGGACGACAATACTCATTCTTTCCACCCGCACCACACGCCTTGCCTGTCCGTGTATCAACCCACTTCTCGCTCTGCCATCTCTTCAGGCTCGTACCCTCTTCACCCTTTCGTACACTGCCTGATTGTTTCCTACACTTGGCTATAGCCTGTGATGCACGTGCAGATGGGAAGATGTCGTACTGAGCCTTGACCTTCTTGTAACAAGCGTCCTTCATTTCGACTTCCCTTTCGCAAGAACTTTCTTTTTAGCAGCAGCATTCAAGTCCATGAAATGGTAGAGATTCTTGCTTGTGGCAGTATGAGTCTTGCCTGTCATGACCTGACCGTTATGTGCGTGTTGGTTTCCCTTCCATTCAGTCCCATCCTTCAGATAGTGACCCTTGCTCTTCCAACTGTCAGAAGTCTTCTTCATCAGTATTTCCCTTTCCTGCTTTTTGGACTGCTCTGCGTAGAGCCTCCCGGACCTGCCCAAAGTTTCTTGCACGCCCAATAGCGTGGGGTCAACTTATCCGTAGCCTCATCACATTTGTGACGAGCCTTGAAAGACCTCCTCGCAACAGGCGAATAATTGTGACCGTAACCCTTGGCTCCAAAGTGAAGCAACTTCTCCTGACCGTTGGCACAAGCCTTCACCATCATCTTCTTCCCCGGACGGTCCGAAGAACGTGGCACGTTGCACTTCATCTTTGACTTGTCTGCCATGGCTACAGTGTTAATTCGTTAGGATTAGGTTGTCCTTCAGGCAATCCGTGTGCAACCAAGATGGTAGCATCAATCAGCCTAATGTGGGCATCAAGCCAAGTATATGGCTCGTCGATGATATCGAACGGAACAATCAATCTGCCTGTGTATCCGTCCTGAATGTAGTATGCCCTCTGCTGAGGTAGTTCATACGCAGCGAAGAACTCGAAACTGTCATCATCGTTATAGGTGATAAACTGTCCTTCAAGGTCTGTTATCTCAATCTTTACAAGTGCCATCAGACATATGATAGTTTAGGTGGGTGATGCTTGCAATAGTATCCTTGTTGTGTCGCCCAATCGGGATACAAGTCCAATCCATTCTGATTCAACGTGGAAGAATAAAGAAGCGTCCATGTTGCCTCATCGTTCGTGGAATACCAATAAGCAATGGTATATATCCCTGAACCTGCAGGATTCTCTTTAGACATGATTCTCCAACTGAACATCTGATTATACGGAACAGTGACCGTTGTCTTCAGCCCACCATACTCGTACACCCTGACATCGTTCGCTGAAAGCATGATGCAGTAACGCATCCTCGGATACCTGTTTGCAGTGTTGTATGGAAGGCTTAGGTCATTCAAACCGAATGTCAATTGACCTGTGAAGTTCCAATGACTCGGCTCATAAATCATCTCGAACGAATTCTTCACAGGGTCGCCCCAAACAGCATTCGTCTCGAAAGATGTCGTGTTGCCCTTGCCTTTGATGGCTTGGTCGGTATAAAGCATATAGTCATGGTACGTGTCCACATTTTCCTTGTGAATCATCGTCCGTGGGTAGTAATAGTCCTGAGAGTTGTATGTTATCGGATTGAGTATGCCTGTGCAGGTCAAATTTATCTGACCGTTACCCATGCCCGAATGCACAACCTCAGCAAAAATCCTGTCACCTTGGGTCAGAATAAGAATACCTGCAATGGGTGTCACAAGGATATCGTTAACCCAAATTTTGTACGCACTGATGTTCACAGTGCTGACAGATGTGACAAGCATATCGGCAGGGCAGCGGAAGAATTGCCTGTGAGCCTTGTTATGCTGAAAGTGGATGCCAAGTATACTCGATGAAGGACAAGGTCCACCACCTGTTTGGTAGGTGAACAGATAAGAGCCAATCTGATTGAACATATCCTGCCAATCAGTAATCCCCAAACTGACACCGTCCAATTGTATGTCAAATACATCCGCAAACGTGTAATACTTAGTCTGACCTGAAATGACAGTGAACCTCAACGCACACGTAGGGTCGCTCAAGGCAAGTTCAGCCTCCCTGCTTATTCCAAGTGGCTGACCAATCTTACCATGGTAGTCAAGATACACCTCGTTTGTCGTGACATCATAGTCGAGGATGTTGACCTCGTTGAGTATCGTCGATATGTTGATGAGTATTGACATTAACTCTGTGTTAGTTCTGCAAGGTGAGTTTGCAAATAATAGCCATAATTTGCAACAAAGTCAGAATGGAAATTAACTGTCCCATCGTGCGTTGCAAGCGATGTGTACAATAATGTCCAAGTGGCTCTATTATTATCTGAATAATAATAACGAATCGTGTACACACCCGGTGATGTCAACGTCGATGTGATTTTAGACCAATGTAACTCAGTATATCCTATAAGAACATTCGCTTTTGATACTCCCAATTCCAAGATTTCAAAAAAGTTGTTTCTAATCAAAATCATGTATTGACATCTCGGAAATCTGTTTGCAACCGTGTTGCTTACCGTGAGATTGTTCAGTCCGTATCTAAAATTCGTAAACGAACCAATAGAATTGATTGGCGGCATTTGTATTTCAAACACACCCTTTACAGGATTTGTAAAAATACAATTTGTCAAATACGACAATGTGCTTCCTGTTCCCCTTACACCAATGCCATCCACATAGTTCTGCGTGATAGCCATGTTCTCAATATAATGAGTGGTTCTCGGCTTGTAGTATGTCGTTGATGAATAGGTTATCGGATTGACGATGCCATCCGTAGTCATCAAAATAGAACCTGCAAGTGCAGTGTTTGTTCGAGTACATTCAACCCAAAACCTATCCCCATTGTTGAATGTGAATGGCAGTACAGAAGTCACATCAACGTCATTCAAAAATATTTTATACGTGGCAATATTTGTCAGTGTCAATGCAGTCACAGTGCCTGTCATCGAAACACGTTGGAATATCACGTTCTGCTTGCCAACCCCAAAACTGAAGTCAACTGTACTGCTTGAAGGTACAGGTGTGCCACCCACAGGAGTGAACAAATACCCACCAATACCATTCAGAATGTCCTCAATCGTGGAAGCACCAATACTGACACCGTCAATCTCAACATCGACGACATCAGCAATCTTGAAAAATTTAGTAGACCCCTGTGAAGTGTTAAATACAATAGAACAGTCAGGGTCTGTCAATGACAGAATCAAACCCCTACTGAATGACAATGGCTGACCTATCTTACCATGATAATCAAGATAGATTTCATCGGTAACAACATTGTAATCGAGGATGTTGACCTCGTTCAATGTGGTAGATATGCCAATGAATATAGCCATTATACAAAAATGTATTGTGATAAGTTCGTCACAAGGGCATCAAGGTCAGCAGAGACTTGAAGAGACCCATCAACATAGAAGGAGTCCAATTGGGCAATCTTGAAAAACATGG